CTGTAATACCTGGTTCGGAAGAGTCAACTCGTTGTTCGGTAATGGAGCTCCAAGTTGAAAGCTTTTTAGAGTCACATATCCAAACGCTGCGATAGCCTGCTGAGCAACCCAGCGGAGGCCTTCGATGGTGTAATGCTCTTGCCCAAATCGGTCTTTATAAATGCGCTGTAGGGAAGTAACGAACTCGTCAATTTTCCCGGCGTTAAATTTCAGGTCGCGCGGCGTTTCACTCGCCACAGGAAAATTTGTTGGTTGAGTGGCCATATGTATTCCATAAAAAAACCCGGCACGGCGGCCGGGTTGGGAGGGTGGGGTGAGGCTTACTGATAGACGCTGTCGCTGTACTCGGAGACCGTCAGGGAAACCGTGTTATCGCTGTTGGGTTTGATGCTGTTGACGGTCCACAGCTGGCTGTCCAGCTCTTCCACTGTGGCAATCAGGTAGCGCGACGGGAGCTGTACGGTGTCGCCATTCCAGATGTTGAGCTGGATCGCAGGTATCGCCGCGGTGAAGCCGTATGGCGTGTCACTGCGTGCCGCTGCCGGATAGCGCAAGGTTGGATTGCCCAGGCTGTCGGTGACCAGCACATACATCGTGCCGGAGAAGCCGATCGGTTCACTGGTGTCGAAGTTATTTCCTGAGCGCCCGGTGATGTATCCCTGCTGCTGGTTGCTGTCGTAGATGTCCGGCATCTGGATAACACTGCCGACCTGGATGATCCCGTCTTCAAACACCCGGGCATTCATCCTGACGCGGGAATACATCAGGCGCCGCGTTTCGCGCAGCGCACGTTCGCGCGCCTGATACTCGTTACGGAAGCCGACGATCTCCAGTTTGTTGGGATTCTCCGCCTCCTGCTCTACGATCGCCCCGTTCAGGACCCGGTAGTTGATATAGGTCTTGTTGTTCGTGGTCGGATGAACATACGACACCTGCACGCCGTCATAGCCGCCTGGCAACGTGGCTTCGTACGTGATCTTGTACTCATCCGTCTTCATATTGGCCCGGTTGAATACTGCCGCCGGGTAGTCCACCTTCTGATCGCGGGTAAACGTCAGCACGCCGTCATCCCAGTACGCCATGACCGACGCGGCGTTGCAGATTGCTCGCACCCGGTCACCCAGCGAATCGTTCTCGTCATCAAAGGTGTAATCGAACTGACCCAGTCGTGCATCCGGCAGGCTTTCGGCGATCGCATAGAGGCCATACAGGTCAATGCTGCTTATCGGCTGCGCCCCCATGATTAACCAGGTGTGCGCCACCGCATCCGCGAACGAGCGCGACGGACGCAGGGTGTAATCCACTGCCTGCGTCGCCAGGTCATAAGTGATGGTATGCCGGGTTACCAGCGCATTGTATTTGCGCTCCCGGCTGCCTAGGGCGTTCTCTGTCGCCCTCACCTTCACGCGCACAAGAGTGTCGGTCGGGTGAACCACATTCGTGCGGATGTTGATGGCATGGATTTCCTCGACCTTCAGCACCGATGCGTCACTGGCGTTGTCGGTGCGCTGGAAGCTGATCGCATATTTGCCGAAACCAGCCGCAGGTGTCAGTTTGTCCGTGCGGTAGAATACCTCGCTGGTATGGTCGTGCGGCGTGCCTTGGTAATAGATAAACGTCTCTGTGGTGCCGGGGATCTGGTTGTAATCGTCGTCGATTTTCCAGATAACCACCCGCCAGTTCGTTTGCTTTTTTCCTCCCAGGCTGGACTGGGTATGCAGCCACAACTCGGTGGACTCCACCGGGGAGAAGAACGGACCGACTGTCAGTGCCTCATTGTCGTTCAGGATGAAAGTGGTCGTGTTAATAGTGGCCGTCGCAGGAATATCCAGTGGCCCCTGCAGATCGGTCATGGTGAACGTGTACCAGGTGACCGGGTCTATTACCGCGCCGTCGTTGGTCTCTACCGCCGAAATCAGCGTGCCGGAAAACAGCGCATCCTTTGTGACGCTGCCGGATGCTGTGGCGTACGTTACGTTGATGGTGAATGTCACTGCATGCGGCAGTACCAGACCCATGAAGTAGTCGAACTCAGCCTGCTTAACGACCTGCATGGCTATCTGTCCGCCGGAATAGGTGCCACTTACAACCGTGTTTGCCGTCGCCGTTTCAACCGGGAAGTCGTCAGCATCGTTCTGGCCCGGAACCTCCTGGCCATCAACATCGTCGAAACCGTAGCCCTCGACAATTTGCGGGATAACTTCGCCTGGCTGGAAGAATTCATATTCCGCCCCAGCCAGCGAACCCAGGCTGGATTCCGAATAGCGCACAGACTCATAGCTGTAGTGCCCGATGCCGACGCACATCCACTCGGTGACGTATTTCAGGCCGCCGTCAAAATCATCCTGTCGTACGTACTCGAATACTGACTCCTGAATCAGGTCCGGGAACGAACGCACCTGACCGTAGATATCAGGTTTCGCCTTGTATACCCTGGCGGTGTTGGTCTGCCCGGTCAGGCTGTTGTTCGGTGAATCGATGGTGTTGCCGCCGGTATTCGCGATGGCAGGTTTTGGCGCCAGGAATGAGAACACCTGACCAACCACTTTGAAAATCGGACTGAGGATGTCGCCGATGATGCCCTTTGGCTGGTCGAACAGCTGGATAACGTCCATTTCGCTGAGTTCAAAATCCAGCTCGTCGTCGTCACCCAGCGTGACACCGTTACGTACGATGAGCAAATCCCGGTGCAGGTTGCTGTCATTCTCCGTCAGCCAGGCATAAAAAAAGGTGCCGTTTGGCACCCTGTATCGTTCTTTTGGCGTTCCTGGGAAGCGACTTAATTCAATCAGCGCCATATTCGAAGAATTCCACCTTTGTAAATGCACGCTGGATAACCAGCAACGAGTCCATACGCACGCTGCCGCCCTCACCCCGCGCATGCAGCACCTGACGGTTCAGTACCAGACCGACATGCGCAGGCTGAGACCCCTGATAGCCGACGAAAATCCCGCCCTCAACCGGTTTATCTACCGGTCTCCAGAACGTTACATCGCCCTGATAGCAGGTGAAGAAGTCGGCTCCGGCTTCGTAGTCCGGCGTCTGATGCAGCTCGGTGCCAAGGACGTGGCGAAAGTACAATACCACCAGGCCCCAGCAATCGACCTTGTCAAAAGTGCAGGCCCGGTTCGACCATGGCACGCCGATCATCCGCCGGATAAAATCAGAGGTACTGCAGTCCGGTGTACTCAACAGGGTCATAAAGCCTTCCGATATTGTTATTCAGCGGGTTCGTCATGGATAACGTGACCGAGACGCTGTCCGTGTCGATATCGACGGTTTTCACGTACAGCTGCCATGATTTAATCGGCCCTGATACGTCGACGCTGTCGAATATCTGTCGGGTTGCAGTGATGGCCGCCAGCCGGGCCGCACCCTTCCACTGCTTCATCAGAGATTTCACGTCCGTTGACAACCGGCCAAGTTTCACCGTCGCGTCGATCACCGGCGTACCGCTCTGCTGGCTCTCTTCGATTTCGAAGCGGGCTGGCGTGTACGTCTGGCCGCCAAGTGTCTTTGCGAAGAACTGCTTGTCGACCAGGCGAACGTAGCCAAACGAAGGATGGTAAAACGTGATGGTGTCGTACAGGCCGCGCGTCGGGCGCTGCTGTTTATATTCACGGAAGGATGGCATCAGGGAACCCTCGGCAGACTTTCAGGATCGCGCCCGTCCGGGTAGCCGGTTACCACGATATCCAGCCAGGTATTCCACGGCGGCGGCAGCTCAACAATGATGTCGTCGAACTCGTCGTCTGCGTTATACAGGCGATTTGCGATCACCGTACCCGTCCAGGTCACCACTCCGCCGTCGATGCTGGTTTGCACTGGCATCTGTGTGAAGTGCAACTCCTGTACCTGCAAGCCGCTGCCGCCGATATTTATCGGCATTCGGAACCAGTTCAGGCCACGGTTAAGGTAGTACGGGCTGCGCAGCCACTGCTGGAAGGCCTTCTCCTGGTCCAGGGTGAAAATCCAGGTCAGTGACCAGGTCACTTTCAAATCGTCGGTCTGGTTCTGGAAGATGGCAGGGCCGACCGCTGGCTGGTCAGTCAGGAAACCGGTATCCAGCGTCATGTTCTTACTGGCCTTCTGTGCCAGCGGAAGCCAGCCGGGGTAGTCAATGATCGGCATTAATTTTGCCCCCTTGGCGTGCGCTTGACGTTGAAGTTACTGGTGATGCCCTGGCTTATCATCCCGCCGTTATTCAGGTCAGCGACGATCATGTCAATGGTCACGCCGCCATTGCCGTCCGAACTGGCCTGGGCATCAACTGCCGACCCGTTGTAGTTCTGGACATTGATGGACACGTTGATACCGCCACCACCCTGCATATCCTTGTTGCTGATGACCCTGCCGTTATCGCCTGGGATCATGTACTGCTTGCCGGTGCTGGCACGGTAAATCTCCGGCATGCCACCCTCGCCTACCTGGTACATCCCGCCAGCGCTGACCGGGCCGCCGTTCTTGCGCTTACCCGACAATGCCGCAACCGCCGCCACCGCCCCAAGACCAATAGCCACCGCACCACCGAACGATGCAATGGATGACATGATCGCTGCAGGCG